ATAAACATATAGCACAAATAATTAAATTTGTCAATACTCGATTTACTTAAATAAGCAAAGAAACAAGCCACAATCAATAACAAAATACTCAAATATTTTTTACACATTTATTTCTCCCTTATATAATTTTTCAAAGCTATCCCACGACATTACTACAATAACATCAGAAATGCTTTTCGTTCTTATTACTACCATCCAATCAGTACCCTCCTTTTGATTGCTTTTAGCCTGCTGTATAAAATCTCTTAAATTTATGGATTCTGTACTTTTACATTCTATTGAAAATGGAAATTTTTTTAATGCTTCATCTCTAAGAATAACATCAACACCAGACTGACCCATTTCCCTACTATGTATTTTGCAATTATCATCTTTATTATCAAATGGAATATTAGTAAGTTTTGCTATTCTTGTACAAACCCATTTTTGTAATTCTCTTCCTTTACCTTTTGCACTCTGTACAGTAATACGTTTATCAGCATCATCAAGTTTTTTATTTAATGCTTTAGACTTTCTATCATCTTTGAGTAATGATTTAATGTAATCTCTATCAGAATCAGATAAACAAACCCATTTATTCGCCAAAATCAAATTCCTTTTGATTGAAATCATTAAAATCATTAAAATTGAAATTATTGTCCTTATTTTGTGCCAAATATCTCATTCCCATTACTGAAAAGTATAGAAAAATTGTAGTAACAATACTCATGTTTTTATCTTCTTTTATAATTTCTGATAGAGTTTTTTCATAAGTATTTGAAATTGCATCAAATTCTGAAAAACCATGCAGTAAATAGTCATTATAAGTATCATAAAATTTTTTAATATCTTTTTTAGATACAAAGAAATCATTAACAATCATACTTGGTATTTCATTTTTCGTAAGGTCTTCACAGATGCTTCTATATTCTCCCATTTTTCTTTCACTCTCCTTCTTAATTCATCCTCAAGATTGTTTTCTTCAATATAATGAATTAACTCTTCCCTACTCATTTCTACACCAAATGTATTATTAAACTTATCCTTTATATCTTTATCGGTATTTATCCAATCTAATATTTCAGACTTTTTTAATTTTGAACTTACTTCTGTTTCGTATCTTTTTACTAAATCATTATCTAATAAAAACTGTTTTAGATTTTCAAGATTCAATTCTTTACCAGATTGCCATATAGCAGAAGCATTTTTTACTAATTCACCTGTATCAGTTCTAAAATCATACAGATAATCAATATTAGTAGCAATATCATCTATTCCATAATAGAAATCTATAATAAAGATTCCTTCTCTGAATGGTCTTGGAGTCTTGCTCTTTGTAGTTTTTGCTTTCACTACAACACCAACAACTCTATCTTTCCTTTTTATTTTCTTTACAGCAGCAAGCCATAATACTGTATGACAATAGAAATCCATTGCCTTCCCACCAGAACGCACAAGCTTATTAAAACTCATAGGATTGATATTTTCCCTTACTTGAGAAATAATAATAAGTAAACAATTAGTTTTTTCCAATAAATCAGCCAACTGTGGGAAAAATTCTTGTGATAGATATTTTGCTTTACCTAATCTATAAGAACCAGTCTCATCCTCTTTACCTTTTAATGCTTTATTGTAATGGGTATCAGCAATAATGTTTGCTTCTTTACTAGTCAATCCATCCAATGAGTCTATTACATAAATACCAAACTCATCTTTTTTCAATCCTTCTGCAAACTTTCTTACATTAACATATGCATCTTCTACTGTATCTGATCTTACCCGTTCTTCAACATTCATCGGCATAATTTCAAATCCATATAAACTTTTTGTATCAAAAGTAAAACCAGACTCACAATCATCATAAACCCATTTGAATTTATCCCCATATTTGTAATGACAAGCTGCTACTACTTCACATACAACGAAGCTCTTGCCAGAACCTGTGTCGCCAACAATATTGATAACATTGCCAAATGAAAATCCTTCCCCTGTACCACCACCAACTATCAAATCCAATAAGGTACTACCAGTGGGTGCAAATTCTGTATCTTTTTTTACTACAGAATTTGCACTCATTATTGTTTCTTTTATTTCTTCAGTCCTTTTTGACACATTTTACTCCATTATTTTTTATTAGCGAGTTTGTGTTGCTTATATGTTTCATAGCAATCACCATATAATTCGCACTCATCACATTCATCCAATTTACCTAAATCTTTACCTAATGTGCCTCCAACAGGACATTTAATAGTAGATGATTCTTTTTTGACTTCTACTTTTTCATGAATTGGTATTTCTTCTTCATCATCCGATTCATCTTTTTCTATTTCAATAATTTCTTCTTCAGGGTCATCATCATTATCTTCATAGAATATTTTTTTGATTTCATCATACGAATACAAAATAAGATATTCGTCAAAGCTATAAACATGCTTCAACAAATCAGGATTTAATGGCTCTTCTCGTGGAAGGAATTTGAATGATTTATATTTGAAGTATTCATTCCTATTGAAACTTTCTTTTGTAGCTCTAAACTGTATCAATCTTCCTTTTCTGATATCAGTAAAATCTACAATATCACCTAATTCAGCATTAAGTGCTCCAATTTCTTCCATCAATTCTTCATGGAATAAAGCATAACTTGCTATAAATACTTGTACTCCTTTATCCATGTCATTATTGTCTACAATATTATAGTAAGCCTTACGACGTGAATAAAGTTTCTTTGCTTCTTCTATTCTACCTTCGTTTCTATAAAGCATTGCCTGTTCACAAATAGGACAAGCCTTACCAAATGTTCTGTTAGGACATATAATACTTACTTTGTTAGGCCCAACATATTCATGTATATCCAATATCATTACAAAATCAGGGTCTCCAACTTCAAATTTCCCTAATTTAACAAGAGGATGATTCTTAGTTTTAATAATGTAAGGAAGTATGTGAATACTATTAGTTCCTTCTACTGGCTTCCAAAAACTTACATTAGAATCCTTAAAATTAAGTGCTGGTACAGTAGTAGCAGACTTCCTATTCTCATACCTTTCTCTAATAATGTCCTTCATGGACTTTACACTAGCCATTTAATTCCCTCCTATAATCTTTGTATTTTTCCGTTGTCTTATCCATTCTCTTTAGTAAATCCATCACATCATCCCCTTCATGGACAAAACATTCAAGTTCAATGTCCATGGTTTCATAGTTTCCTAGATTAAATTTCCTTCTAAAAGAAACCCTACTGTAATCAGGTTCACTCATTTCCTTCTTTCATCCTCCTTCTTATATCATCCTCAATACTATTATCAGATGGATTGGAATAGAATCCGCCAATCAATAATGATACTAAATCATTAAGCATTGCTTTTCTACTGTCAAAAGCATTCTTTGCTGATTCCAATATCCCTAATTCATAATGTGCTTGTCGTACTTCTTCAGTAGCTTTAATCACATTTTCATTAAGAGTAACCATATTTTTGATATATGATTCTGTCATTTTCCCCCAAGTATCATCCCAGTGAGTCCTATAATAAATATCAGTTTCAGCTAAAACTAAATCTAATTTATCTTGTGCTTTCAAATATTTGTTTTTAGCCTCTACATATTCTTCACAAATTTCCAGATACCTACTGGAATGTTCCACACACTCATTTGATAAATTGTATCTATCAATCTTTACCAAATCCTTAAAATCTTCATCTGTTTCCTCATCCTCCTCATCGAAGTCAAAATCATCATCAAAATCTTCATCTTCCAAATCAACTTCTTCATCTATTTCTTCATTATCTTCCAATATCTCATCTAGCATTTCATCTATTTCTTCCTTTTCTTCTTCAGTAATATCGTATTTCATAAATCCTCCTATAATATTGTTTTTAAGCAGGCTAATGTAATTCCCGCTTTTCCAGTATTGAATGTATCCTGTGAAAATGCTTCCAATGCCATCATTGCTATAGCATTTTCCTTTCCAGAAAGCAATACTGTATTCATATAACTGAGTACAGTATACCTTACCTTTTCTGGGTTGTCAAGTACCCCATTTTCATTTAATTGTTTCAATATATTTGCTATAACATTCCAATGCTCCTTTTTTAATAAAGCTCTGCATAGTTCTATCGTTTCAGCATCATTTTCATCAGCTAAAACAACAGACTTTAGATACTTCTTCATCTCATCTTCAGTTGATAAAGATAAAACTCTTTCTAATAGTACTAAAGCAGCTCTTGGGCATCCATCTGCTTTTTCAGCTATTTCAGTTAATATACTATTAGGTACATTAACGTTTTCCAATTTGCATATTTTGCTTAATAAGCCATATAATTGTACAGAAGTAAGTAAATTAAATTCTACCAATGTGCATCTTGTCTTTATTGGTTTTATCAGTTTTTGTGCATCAGTAGTACAAAGAAAGAAATAAACATATTCTGGAGTATCTTCTAATACTTTTAATATTGCTCCTTGGAAATCGGCAGTAGTTTTTTGTACTTCATCTAATATAAAAACTTTATTTTTACCAGCAATCGGCAATATTTTCATCTGCTGAATTATTTCTCTTGCTGTATCAATACCTCTATTGTTTGAACTGTTTATTTCTACAATATCCAAATCACTTGCATCTAATTTTGAAGCCATGATTCTTGCAACTGTTGTCTTTCCCGTTCCAGACTGCCCTACAAAAAGATAAGCATGGGAATGATTCTCTTTTTTAAGAGCATTTTCTAATGCTTTTATAGTAATCTCATTTCCAACAATTTCAGAAAAGTCTTTTGGCCTATACTTTTGATATAGTGTCATTTTTATTTACCTTCTTCTTTTTCATATCAGGGCAATTAAGATAATAATACAACGCATTTATTGTTGTATTATATTTTTTAGCAATATCTTTCCATTTCATTCCATTTGTTCTATCCATTTCTATATCCTTTATATTAAATGGAATAGGTTTTAATGTTGGCCCAGTTCTTCTTGTTTTTATATCATTGTCTTGTAATATTTTATGTATTCTTGACTTTTTTATATTGTATCTTTTCTCCAATTCAAGAATAGTTTTTCCGCTTTTGTACAGTTTACATATTTCCATATTCCGTAATTCCATCTCAAGTTTAGTCATTCTGTGCATTGAGCAATCCTACTTCACTTACTTTAGCCCAACTTTCATCAACATTACTAATAGACTTTTCAATCTTCAATGGTACAATAATCCAGTCCCAATCTTCCCTAATTTTCTGTGTTCCATAATACCAAATAATATTATCAAGCTGTTTCTCTTCATCAGGATTTATATCTGGAATAATAGCATCATGTATTTCCCCAATAAGCCTAGTATCCATTTTATTTTTTTCCAATTCATTAGTAACATTTATGAATGTATAAAGTAAACAATGGAATGCAGCACCTTGTATTGGACTATTCAATACTTGATTCCTTGACATTGGAGCATAACATCTAAATCCTGTAAACATTTCCACATAGCCTTTTTTCTCATAATCAGCAATCACTTTTTCTTTATATTCATAAGCAACAGGAAATCTCTCAAACCAGAAATTATCTTCTACGTCATGCACATGATTTATAAAAGCATTCATATTATATATTCCTTCATCTTTCAAATGCTTTTTTGTTTCAGGTTCCAAGCTTTCCCATATCTTTTCACCAGTATGCTTATAGTATGAACCATAAAAAGTAGGAAATACAAATCCATTTTTAGCAAGATATCGCTCTTTCTTTGTGATTTCTTTAGGGTCTTTCAAGAATAACAAAGAAGCAATATCTTTATGCATATCTCCACCTTCAGTAATATATTTAATAAGATTCGGATCTTTATTGCTGCATGCTATAATAGCAACTTCCATAGCATTATAATCATATTCTCCTATCTTATGACCTTTTCGTGGGAATAATAATTTCCGTAGCATTGTAGATACTTCAGTATCTCTTTTCGGTATATTCTGTAAATTAGGATTCTGTGATGATGAACGGTATGTTTTTACTCCATAAAGATTAAAGAATGGATGAATAACAGAATCTATACACTCTTTATTGAATCCTGTAAGATATGTATTGCTTACTTTATACCATCTGCGCCAATTCATCACATCTTCTACTATAGGAATATTGTAGAATTTCATTTCTTCTTTATCAGATTTTGGTCTACCAGTAATTTCTGTTACTTTATGCGGTTTATAACCTAATATATCAAAAATAAGATGAGATAAATCATTTGTATTGCTTATTCTGAATGGTTTTTCTTTGTCCCACTTCTTCAATACTTCTGACTGCATTACTTCATTTTCAAGGAATATCAATCGTTTATCAAGACTTTTCTTTAATTTTTCAGCTTGTTCTGTATCATAATATATACCATTATATTCAGCTTTCGTTAATGCTTCTTCACCTTCCATAAAAAGATTTAATGCTCTGTAAAAATTATCAGTAAATTTGCTTTTCTGATATTCATATAGTTTATAAGTTCCTAATGAATCCATTGCATTATATTTCATCAAATCATAAATATCAACTTTATCTATATTATTGAAAGCATTTGCTCCATGCAATTCTTCATCTTCTGATTTTGATTCCAAGTATTTATCGATATCTTTGTCATATCCTATAATACCTAATGTAATGTAAAGTAAATATTTCAATCCTACTTTTTTATTATTGTTAAGAATATGTGCTGCAAGTAATGTATCCCATTTGATATTTTTAGGCCAATATCCTAATAATACTTTTGTCCAAGTCCGTTCGAATTTTGCATTGTGTGCTATTTTCTGTGTTTTACTTAATAAAAATCCTTTCCATTCATTCCTAAAATCATCATCGTCAAAAAATGGAAATGAATAACTGAATAATCCATCAGAAACAGAAGCACATACAATTCTATGGCCTTTTCTATAAGGCTTCTTTCCTGTAGTCTCATAATCGAATGCTACAATAGGTGCTTCTCTCATTTTATGTATTATATCAATGGCTTCTTCCATCTTGTCTATTACAATACAATCTCCTAAATAATTGCTTGTATAAAAAGGTTTTTCTGCTAATTTTACTGCTTCTCTTATATTGTTTATAAACTGTTTCTTTACTACACTATTTTCACTGCCATCTTCATTCCTTATAATATAAGATGGATGCCATGTAGGACATATCCAGCATTTATAATCTTGGTCTGGTATAATACAACCAGCCCAATCAGTCATAGACAAACCTTTTATTCTTCCTGTTATTTTATCCCCTACAAGGGATATCATTGCAGTATACCCCATAGGGATTATTACCTTTGGTTTATATTTATCTATAACTTCTTTTACTCTATTTCTACAAGCATTTATTTGTAATATACTTGGTGTTTTATTGTTTTGTGGCCTACAGGATATTGCATTTGTCTTCCAAAAATCTCTATCCAAATCTAAATCCATAAGATGTAACACTTCCCTAAGTAATCTACCAGACCTTCCTACTAACTGTGTTCCTTGTAAATCTTCTTCAGCTCCTGGAGCTTCTGCTATAATAAGAATGCCTAGCCTACCTTCTCCACTCGCTTCCATTTTAGGACTGTTACAGTGTTTATATAAACCACATTCTTCACAACTTATTATGTTATTCTTCTTTACTCTTATAGTAGGTTCTTTATAATTTATTTCTAATAATTTATTTTTATCAAAGAATGAACGTGGCATATTCTAATCCATTGTTGATAGTATTTTTATTCCATTACTACTGGAAAATACTAAATTAACTGTTTCCTTTGCAGTTCCTTTTACTGCTATCTTCCTTATATAGAATGAATCAGTATCCTTCAAACAATCTTTCAACATAATAACACTGACTACAAATTCAGCATTATAAGGTATTTCCGCATCTGTAGATTCTTCAAATTTACCATATTCATTATTTGATTTTACTGTAATACCAGTATTAGTAAGTTTCATTGTAATTGCATCATATTTATCTACTTCTTTTGATAAAATAGAAGCTCTATCAATAACTTGTATCAACATATCTGGAATAGCACATTTTACATAATCGCCATCAGTATTTTCTTTTATTACCCTCTCTATTTCATCTTTAGGATATTGAGAAGTATCATATTTTCTAACAGATATAATTGAACCATCATCATCTCTAAAATGAATCCAACCTTTTGTTATAGCATATTCTTTAATATTGTTAAAACATACCACACTTTTAACCAACTGTGTATTGATTAGCACTTTATTTGTCATCGGAGTGCTCAATTTATATTGATAAATCCTAAACCCATCTGTAGAATATACTACATCATCACCAATAAAAATATTCGTATTATTGTCATTGAGAATACAAAAATTAAGTGCCTCAAATAAATTATCAGGAATATAAATCCATTCATTATCTTTGGGAATTATCCTTTCTATACTATTTAATTCTAAATCGGCTTTTTTTACTAGCTCATAATTAGCCCTTCCAGCCCTTATATTCCATGATTTCCCAATATCTTTTATTTCAAATTCTTTATCCTGTATCTTATTTATAATACTGAATAATTCCTTTGCTCTTACTGCTCCTTGCAACGGTTCTTCTGTAATAAATTTTTTTGCTATGCTTGTATACCCATTATAAGAATAAATTGTATTATTATCAAACAACAAACAATCCCCACTGGCATATACAGTAGAATCTTGTGTAGTAGCCATCATTGCTATTTTAACAGCATCTTGAAAATTCTTCTTAGATAATTTCATAGTACTATTCCTCCGTATCTATAGTTCTTCTTTTACGTCTTTTATTCTCATGTATTTCATAATCCAAATTTATTTCATGAACAAATTTACTGTCCAATACTGGCTTACATATATCCAAACATTCTAATACAATCACTTGCTCAGTTGTAGCTTTCTCCTCACGTACTACTAACTGATTTACTCGTAATATTCCTTTTTCTATTTCAGAATCCTTTTGATTTAATCCTAATCCACAAGTTATATGTCCTATCTTTCTACTATCTTCTGCACTATCATTTTTTCTTACATCTCTATCAAAAGTAGCTTTATTCGTTTGTGAAGCAGTAATAACAAGAATATTACGTTCTTGAGATATTCTTCTTAACCCTTTCCAAATATCATCCAACTGATGCCGATATTCAGTTCCTTTATATCGACTTGGAATAAGCAAATCAGCATAATCAATTACTACAACATCTGGGGTATAACTTGAGTATAACTGTAGTACATCCAAATGATTCTCAATATCTTCTACTGTAGAACGGTATGCTGGAATAGACAGTATCCTTACTGAACCATTCCTTAGCATTTTCCGCAATTTACTTTGCTGATATTCAATTTTAGTAACATTTACTCCAGTCTTGTGCAATTTTTTGTAAGCTATACCATATTTCAAAGTAGCTTCATTTTGTACAAAATAAGGAAATTTTACTGTCATTGGTTCTTTTGTCTGTCCAACAATAGACCTCCAACCTCTTCGTATCATTTGTTTTCTTGTCATTTCCATAGTAAAAAATACTACTTTCAATTCCTTATACATTGCTGCTTCTGCCGAATACCATAACATATGGCTCTTACCACGCTTTTGTGGCCCAAAGAAACTGACAAAATCACCTCTATGAAATTCACCAGCTAATTCACCCAACGCTCCAGGAAACTTAAAAAGTATTTCATCTTCTTCATTAAATGCATCAGACACTAATGCAGCATCATTCAGTATATCAACTCCACTATCAGATACTGCCGCTGGCTTTTTATATTCAGCTATAAACTTTTCTGCTTGCAATAAATCATTTTTCTGTAAAGACCTTTTTACATTTTCTATCATCACTTCCATTGACCGAGCACTTATATATTGCTCAGCCTGAGTTATATCATATTCAATATTCTCAACAGTCTGTATATACTCATCAGATATATTCTGTAGAAAATCAGCAATTAAATCTGCTATATCATCTTGAATTACATTTACTTTTTCTTTATAAATATCTTCTATTGTTTTATTCGGAGCTTTCTTATAAACATTATAAAATTCTACAATCCATTCACTTATTATTTGAGCATATTTGCTTTTACAATATATTGGATTAAATATTGGAACAATTCTTTTACAAAATTCATCAGAAACTATTAGATTAGTAAGTAATTTTCTTTCGGCACTTAAATCAATAGTCTTCAGTTCCATTACTTATTTCCTATATTGTTTAATAAGTTCTTTTAATATGTCTTCTTCACCAAAAAATTCTTTATCTTCTTTTCCATCAACTACTTTGCTTACTACATTATTCTTTATATTCAGCATTTTAGTTATCTTTTCTTCTATTGTTCCAAAGCCTATAAGATAATAAATATTCACCATTTCAGCATCTTGACCAATTCTATGGATTCTATCTTCTGCTTGTAAATGGTCTGTAGGAGTATAAGTAAATTCTACAAATGCTAATGAATGAGCTGCTGTTAAAGTAATTCCTACACTAGCAGCATTTATCTGTCCAATAAACAATTTTGTTTTTTCATCTTTCTGAAACTTGTCTATGACTTTTTGTCTATCAAGTTGATTAGTCCTTCCATCAAACTTAACTGCTACATTTTTGAATTTACTATAAATATCATCAATAGCCATTGTGTGATAAGCCATAACTACTAATTTTTCATCAGTAGAAAGAAAATCACTAATCCATTGTAGCATAGCTTTCCGTTTAGCAAGATATGCTAATTGCCGTAAATGTTCTAATAATTCCCTTTCCTTTATCAAAGTAGTATAATGATTATTCAGCCATTCAGCAAATTCACCTTCTGCGTCTAAATAATTTCTTTTTTCTACTTCTTCAAGTTCCAATGGAATAATAGTTTTTATTTTATCAGGAAGTTCTAATGCTACTTCTTTCTTTGTTCTCCGTAGCATATAAGGCTTTACTAATTCATATAATTCATCTATATGAGAAGCTCCATTGTATGACCATCCAAAACCATTATAAGTAGGACTGCAAAATTCCTGTAAATATTTATATCTATTAGGAAATACTTTAGGAGCTATAAGATTTAATGTAGTAAAAAATTCAGACGGTCTATTCCGTATAGGTGTTCCAGATAAACATATAATCGGTATATTCTTATATACTTTTCTTAATTTTTTTACTGCTTTTGCTCGTAATGTGCGATTGTTTGCTATAAATTGTGATTCATCCAATATTATCATTTTTAACTTCATTTCTGACAATACTAAAACCCAATCTTTAAGAATATCATAATTTATAATAATCCAATTATTTTCATATATTTCATATGGTCTTGTGCTGTAAAGAATTTCATATTTTTTATTGTAAGCCCATTTTTCAATTTCAATTCCCCAATTCATTTTTACTGATGCAGGGCATATTACCAATATAGGATACTTTTCTTGATGAATATTTGTATATCCTATCACTTCAATAGTTTTACCTAATCCCATTTCATCGGCAATCAATCCAGTACCATTTCTTGATTCCAGCCACTTTACTGCTTCTTTCTGAAATGGAAGTAACCCTTCCAATTTTGATTCATCTATAATAACTTCTTTCACTATATTTGAATTTATAATAGCATTCAGCTTTTCAGTAAAAATCCAATTATGATTTTTAAGTTTTTGAATATTAGAATCTACATATGGAGCAGTCCAGAATTTACCTGCTGGAATAAAATATGGACTTGTAAGTTCTTTAACTTCTGCAAGTCCACTTTCAAAATCATTGCCAAAAAATTTTAATACTAAAACACCGTTATCATAATCTGCTATTTTCATGGTTGTAGTATAAAAAAGAAGCCCTTGGAATCAACCCTTATAGGAATAGGAGGAGGAAAAGATGAAAGCGGATAGGAGGCTTTGGCTGTCCCTTAAAAGGGTTTCCGAGTTTACACTCAACGTTCGCAGCCCCGAACGTATAAAAGGTTAAATCCCAAGGGCAATTTTTCATCAATTATCTCCTATCAATTATGATTATATTACATATATTTTACTTTGTCAATAGCTTTTTGTATTACTTTATTGTAACTGTATGGAAAATGATTTCTTATTGGACTAAAAACTATTTATCATACAGTTCTCCATAAATCAAATACAGCCTGCTCGAAAATCAATTCTGCAATTTGAGGGACAGCAGTACGTCCGCGGGGTGTCGACCATGTGCGTGCAACCGGGATATTTGCAGAGATATGCCCTCATACTCCCTCCTCTAGCCCTAACTCTTGCTCAACTGGATCACTCTTATCGTCCTCCAAATCATCAAATAGCCGCGGCTGGCTGTAAGCTGTCTCGATACGCTTGCAAGCAATATCAAAATATTTCGGCTCTATTTCAATTCCGATAAATTTTCTATTCAGTTCAGCACAAGCTACACCTGTAGTACCGGAACCCATGAATGGGTCAAGAATGGTCAAAGCTTTGGGGATTAAGCCCAAGCACCATTGCATAAGAGCAACTGGTTTTTGTGTAGGGTGCCCAGCAAATTCGTTGCATCCTGGCCCCACCCCATAAAAGACTGCCGCATGGTCTTTTATCATCGATCTGCGCTTTATCCCATCTTTTGCAAAATGATATATAGGCTCATATATTTTGCCATTAACATTCGTTCTATGCCAAATATGAACCGCCACAAGTGGCATATTTGTTTCTGGTTTTTCTATTTCGCTCCAAAATATAAGAGCAATATCACAATCAATTTGTTTTAATACTTGCCGTGCAGTATAAACTGAATTAAGAAAATATCCCTCTCCATTTGGGTAAGGTGGGTCGGTAACCACAGCATCCACCTTGTCTAGCGTTGGCAATATTTCGAGGCAATCGCCAAGATAAAGTGTTGCGTCACCAATATACTCAACTCTCATAGCGCCTCCAGCCTGATCACCGCGCCGACCGTGTGGTTAGCACTCTCGTAT